GGCTGAGTGATTGTAGTTGCGACCATTGTTTAGTAAGAGTTATGAGTTCGTTAAGAGTAGCGTCCGACTTAATATTGTTGGCACGCCAAGAGCAAACAAGTATGTTCCCTTTAACATAGCCCCGAGCAGAATCAATACGATCTAGGGAAGGTGACCCGGGGCGCCTGGACTTACCACCCACTTCATGAGAAATAGGAATGCCAAGGTACGGGCAGAACTCAGGGATGATAATGTCATCAGGAGTGATGTCAAAGTCACGCCCTTTTTCCCTAGCCCGTTTCTTTGCTGACTTCCAGAGAAAATACTCAGGATGTTCTTTACGTTTTTTTAACTCGTACTCGTATAGGTATCTCTTTTGTTTTTCTGGGTCAGCGTAAGGCATCAGAAGCTGTACTTCACACCAACTTTAGTACCATAGCCATTGTTGTCGTCACCAGTGATAAACGACAGCTCACCGTAGGCACCCAGCTTCTCAGACAGGGGGACAGAACCACCAACTTTACCAGACAGTTCCACTTCAGACTCACCACCATCGGGAGATACAATAGAAGGACCACCTTGGATGTACCAGTTAGAACCTTCGTAACCAATGTGGTTGTCAATCACAGTACCATTATAATCAGAACCAGTGAAACCAGAGTTAGCTTCAATGTTCACATAAGGACCAGCAAGAGCAGGGGTTGCAGAGAGAGCAACGACAGGGAGGATAGCAAGAAATTTCATTGTAGTTTGTTTAAAAAAGAATAAGTGTACTGTGTGCGATTACCATGAATACCCCAACCTAGCCAATACCAGGCGTGGTTCATGTAGTAATCAACTGTTTGATGTTTAGTTTGAAATGCATGGAGATCATCTCTGAACTCCATTTCATTAATCATGTAACGTGTTTGCCCCTCCAACGAGGATGGGTCACAACGCCATTGTTTGCAGAACGTACCCAATCCATCATAACGATGTTGGGAGGTCCATTGGATGAGCCCATAACCACCACGAAGGCACTGATCGTAGGGCACGATGGCCCCACCCTCACATACCTTAGGGCGGAAGTTGGACTCTTGTTCTATGTTGCCCATGATCACAGCCAGGGCAGTTTTGTCAGTCACTTCAGCACGAGTCTGCAGTTGCTCTAACACATACTGTTGTGCTGGCGTGCAATCTGGGCAAGTAATCATTTTTTCTTAGCAGTTTTAGCTGCTCGTTTGAAGTTAGCTGCAGTAGGAGCACCAGCACTGCCGGGCTTCCGCATCTTTTCTCCAGAGCCTTGTTTAATACGCAATCGTTTTGCGTGGATGTTAGCGTAGAGACCTTGTTTAGCCATTACTTTTTAGACCCTTTTTTAGGGGGACGACCTTTTTGCGTACCGTAAGTACCTTTACCTTGTGGCATTACCAAACTCCAGGGATAATTTGACCAGTTAGAGCGTAAGCGCCCAGAGCAGCCATGACGCCCAGCATAGCAAGACGACCGTTAAGCTGCTCAGCTTTTTCATTGTGTGTCACAGTGATGTTTTCCATAATGATAGGTGGTTCTTTTGCAAAAATGTTTTGTTGTCCGTGTTCGTTGGTAACTGTTGTCATCAGAATTGAATGTTAGAGCGTTCGAGTTTTTTCATTACGTCACGACGATAAGCAGGGTCGTTATCGTAACGAGGATCAGACATAGCTTGTACAACTTCAGACTGACTGCGGAATGCTCCACCAACACCAGGAGACTTACCTTGAACAAGGTCAGGTTCGACACCATTTGATTCTTGGTATCGATAAGCTAGGGCTTCAATAGCAAACCTAGCAGCAGCAGGATTACCAAGTTCCATTACTGCATCATACATTTCGATGTCTTGTTCAGACAAGTTTTGGCTTGCCCAACCAAGCATTTCATTGTAATTTTTTTCACCACCAACAAGACCTTTAAGACCATTAACATCTTGGTCAGTCATTGTAGATGATTGTTGTGAAGACTCTTGTTGAGAACGATACTCAAGATACATCTCTGCAAGCTTATTTGGATCAGCTTCAGAAATAGCTTTAACAGTTTCAGGGGTGAGTTCTGTTTGAGACTCTTCCCACAAACGATCTAAG